GCTTTTGCAGGGATGAGATACCCAATGCCATAACCGCCTGAAGCGTTAGCATCAAGGTGGCCATTATCTCCACACTGAACAGGTAGAGCAACCGCACTTGTGAGGTCAATCGCGGTGTCGATCACTGCGCGTGTAAGACCGTGTACAACTACGTCGACAATGTCGCCGGCTGATGCCGCACGTTGTGCAACTCCGATGATGTTTGCACCATCAGAAGCGCCCGCTACTTCGATGTCTCCATCAGTAGCAAGTTTAACAAGGGCGAACTCAGTTATAGTGCCGCCCGCAATATATGATTTTACGATGTTTTGCTCAGCCATGGGTTAACCTCCGTAAATGCGAGCGTATTGATCAGGGTTAGTTGATCGGAATTGATGCAAAGCTTCAGAGAAAGAAATATTCTTCGTCTTCGCTTCTTCGGCTAGTCTAGCCGCTAGGTTCTCTCGTGTGATCTCTTCAGCGCTTGCGCCGTGTCCAATTTCCTTCATTGGTACAACTGGAGCCGCCTCTGAGAAATGCGCCCATAGTGCGGGCTTGGTGTCGCGTAGGTCGTAAGCGTCACGAGCGGCGCTTTCTGCGCTTGGTGCGATCTTGCCTTCACTGAGTAGGGTATTGATTGCCGCGCTCTTTGCTGTCTCGTACTTCTCAGCCTCAACTTTTAAAAGTTGCTCGCGAAGTGCTTTGACCTCATTTAAGAGTTGAAGATTCTCAGAGTGTGCGACCGACTCAGCCATTTTTTTCGGCTCGTCTTCCTTCTTCTCTTCCATCTTCTCGACTTCGTCATAATGCTCTTTCATCTCTTCTTCTTTTTCAGAATCAAGTTGAGCTTCGACCGCCGCCTCTGCTTTTTTGGTCATCTCCGCAACCCGCTTCTCAAGCTCTAACACCATATCGTGTTTAGCTCGTAGCATGTCACGGAGTTCGTCTATTGACATCTCGTTGATATCTTCCATCAACTTTTCTCCTAGTGTTACGGGCTCGAGCTGAGTTGAAGCCTGAGCCGGTCTTGGGGTAAGGGTGATGGCCAACAATTGAGCATCACCGATTTTGTCACCGCCTTCTCTTGCGTAGACTTCACCGTCGAGATATTCGGGAGACGACCAAAGAACGCCGCCCGCGTCTCTAACGATATTAAGCCCGCGCTCGTTGTATGCGGGGATTGCGTAGAGTCCATCTTCTCTTAATTCAAGATCGACTATTAAGCCAAGGGCGTTTCCACTCTCAGGCGGTGCCGGCGGTCCTCCATTGAATGGACTCGTCGCATGCTGCCAATCAATGATAACCGGATCAGCTTCACGGCGGGCATAGTATACGCGCCGCATCTCTTCGAGTAGATCCGAGGTGATCGCGTTGCCTATCTTCTCGCCGTTCATACGACTTGAGACTTGGCCAAGTCCTAAAGTTTTAAACGGCTTACCAACGGTTAAACCGTCAGGTACTTTATATTCTCCAACTTCACCAAGTAGGACGGCCTCACCATATGCCCTTAAAGCTTGTTGTTTTTTGTCTGCATCATTCATCTGATCAACTACTTTCTGCGCCCATCGATAGCCGGCATCTCCTCCCCATCCAAGCCAAGCCTGCCGGCCCTTGCCGTAGTCTTTCCAGGTTGCGCCTTCTTTGTCGACTTCATGCCGGGTGAAGTATGCGAGCATTCTTTTAACGGTCTCAGGTGATAAAGCTTTACCCGCTTTAAGATCACGAGCGCGAGCGATGCCAACGGCGGTCATTCCTCTTTGTGACATCGGTTTTGATGCTCTGATTCTTAAAGCCCTCTCAGCCGCATCTTGCGCGCCTTTGGGCGGTGTAAAGTCTATATGATCGTACTTCTTTGGAACAGCAAGAAGAGTCTCTTTGTCTGCTCTGTATTGCGGGTGAGCTTTTGGGAGTAAGTCAAGATCAGTATTATAAGCCTCTTTACGCTCGCCAGTACCTACCAACTTTAAGAAAGCTTTGACGCGAGCAAGACCCCATTGATTGCGATTCATGCCGGGACGGTGAGAAGTAGAGAACGCGCCCGCGCCCCTTCTAAATACCGCTTTAAGTGTTCCAAGGTCGACAGTCTTTCCCGCGCCTCTATACCGTTTATTATGCTTATCACGAGCATTGACTAGGGCCTTTTCCGTCTCGGCTCCAATCTCAATACTTCCACGCTTACCGCTTGCGCTCCCTTTTGGATTCTTTCTTGATCCTTTGATCCTGTCTTTTTTGGGCGCCGGTGTTTGCGCGATAGTTCTTTTAGACATTGCGCCGCCTTATGATCTCTTCAGCTAAAGTTGCGGCGCTTGCGTTACCACTTCGAGCGCTCGCCGCTCTCTCCCTTGGTGTTCTTACTGCGTCTTCTGGAAGATCGCCCGCGCCTAGTCTTTGGCGTAATGCTCGCTCAAGTTCATCATCTGGCGTTAACAATCCAGACTGAACAAGGCCGGGAAGCATGCCCATGCTTTCTGCAAGGTCATCTGTATCAAGGCCAAGATGCGTTAATCGTGGAAGCTTTGAAGGGTCCATTGGTCCATAGTTCCACTGAATCAACCGGCCAATTGTCCCCGCCGCTCTTCGATCCGGTCCACTTACAACCGCCGCGACTAGATCACAAAGATTGATTGCTGCTCTTCTAAATACGCTCAAGTGAATCTCACCTACTGACCTTGAGCCGGTTTCGGTGTTGCCGAGGTCTGCGAATTGGGCGAGGAATGAAGCCGCGATTTGTGAATCACATTTTGTAATTATATCAATCGGGCCTTGGCTGTATAGGTTTGGCATAACTGAATAATTATCAAACTTGACCGCGCTTGACTCGACCAGATAACTCTGTTCAGCGCTTAAAAAGTTTTGCGCTTGCGCCTCAGCTTCATCAATCATAGCCTCAATGTCAGATTGTGTGTAACCCTGTTGTTCAGCTACTGAGCGATCTACTGACACCTTGGGAGTAGGAACCGCCCAACGATCAAGGCCAACGAGCATCATATTACTGACTCGTTGTTTAGTTCGCCACCACCACCAACAAGACCGAAGCATCCCTACGCCCTCAAAGTTTGACCCGGTCTTATTCAATGTGAGCAGGATCATTTTGTTTGATGGTATCGGCTCGGGGACGATATGGCCGACCATATCTTGATAAACGCCGTCAAGCTGCTGACCGTCTCGGCTTAACCATTTTTGATGGGCGCTTGGCTCCCGGTCTGCGTATCGATCGAGCCATACTTTTACGCGTCCGTTTTCATCTGGCCCGACTTTGTAAACTTCTTCTGCGTATCGATAGCCTAACGGCACAAACTCCCATAAATATGAAAGTTGCTCCTCCCAAGATGAAGACATCTGGCCGCTGTACCCATCAAGACCGAAAGCCTCATTTGCATAGCGCGCTAACTCATCACAAACCGGATCACCCTTATTCGCTGACTCAAAGCGCCATGATGCACTTAATAAAGTCTGCCTAAGCATGGTCCAAGAGCGGCGAACGATTGGATCACTCGATAGCATTGATTCAGCTTCTAAGACCCAATTCTTCCCGGTGAGCTTTGGATTCTGTTCTTTTCCAACGATCGAACCAGAGGCTAGATTAGTTCCCGTTATACCCTTGATAGTAAACCGTGGGGTATACGCGGGCATGTGCTCAGGGTCACGCTCTGTATTGATCATATGTTCACCTCTTTTTAATTAAGTGAATATAATCGCTTTAAATGTCAAGCACCTTAAAACAGCAACGCCCGCGAAGGAAGGAGCGCGAGCGAAGCAAAAAGGAGTTGCTCAATATATACAAAAAAGAAAAGCGACCCGCAAGGATCGCCTTTCAAAGTGGACTTTTTTTCTACCCGACTGCGGCCTCAGGTCGGTTTAACTTCTTTGGTGAACAGTCGGGACAAATAAGATGAAGAATGATGAATCAGAAGTCAATAAACTTTCGACCGCCAACTTTAACCCGCCGTGATCCGCTCGCGCCTCTCGCCTTCACTCTTGACATAGCTCTTTCAACGTCATCATTCCACCGCCAGAAAATGCAATCATATCGTAGCGCGTCAATTGGATCTTCTCGACCGTCTTTTACTGGCTCGTCTTTAGTGTTCGCCCATGAATAAGACATGATTGACTTGCGCAAGCTGTTACCCTGGGCGCGGTCGCCCGCTTCCCAAACTTCACGAGTGATTAAATATTCTTTTCTTGCGAGCGCTCTTTTAAGCTTTTG